CTTGTGGGTTCCTTTACGTGACTCACTAATCACCCTGTTGTCGAATACGAAACGCCAAAATAATTATATTCTGACTAATCGTTATGCCAGAGGCCAATGGTCTTATCGTGGGGCATCACAGGCAGTCATGAAAGTCAGAGAACAGATTGGTGCTAAAGCCTATGATATTCACAGCCTCAGATATTCTGCAGCATGTGAATTGGCTATAACTGGTTTGACTGATGAAGAGATTGGCGATGTAACGGGTCAGACTAAACAGACAGTACAGCATTACACTAAATCAGTGCGTCAAATTGCGAATGCAACAAGGGCAATTCAAGCCCGTGAAAAGATGCTTTTAGGCCGTAATCAGGGCTAATTCCGAGACTCAATTCCGAGACTCTTAAAAGAACGACTACAGCAGTCAAAAAAGTAGAGATTAAATAGGTTAAATAAGATATTGTTTATTAACAAAAATACGGATGGTGCCCAAGGTCGGACTCGAACCGACACGCCCTTACGAGCGGGGGATTTTGAAGAGTCACCTCCACTTTGTTTTCAAACAATAAAATTTTGATACATCGAACCTTATATTTCCCTTTATGTCTTTATAATTGAGACTGCTGTGGTTCCCCATCAGAAACCATAAGAGGAACCCATATGGATTTATACGCAGAACAAGAAAATATCGAGCAACAAGCAAACTATGAAACGATTCTGAGGTTTAATAATGACCTGTCTAACAAGAAACAAACAGGCACAGAGTCGGCCACATATTATGGCCATCCCCTACTGAAACGAGCCATTGAACCCTTTGCAATTTCAATCGAAAAATTTTTGAAAGATAGTAAAAAGGGTTATGCTGGCGGCAGAAACAATATTCCTGCACGGCTGTTGAATGGAGTTAACCCAAAGAAAATTTCATTTGTCGCAGCCAAAACAATTATCGACAGAATAACAACTCGCAATCGTCTTACCGATGTTGCAATCAACGTAGGGCAGTCAGTCGAGGATGAATTAAAATTTACAAACTTCCAAGAACAATTTCCTCACCTTTTTACAAAAGTTCTGAAGGAAGCCAGCGACAGCCGCAAAGTTAGAAGGCGAAATATAAACGCAGCTGCAAATAGATATGATAAGAATTGGAGTTCATGGTCAAAGACAGAAAAACTTCATATTGGTTTAAAACTGATAGATTTGTTTATCGATGCAACAAACTACGCAAATATAATCACCCGTAAAGCTAAGAAAAATAAACTAGAAAAAATTATTATTCCGACACAAGACGTGTGTGATTTTGTAGAGCAAAATGAAGGTGTAGCCTCATTACTCGAACCGATATATCTACCTATGGTTGTTTCACCAGAGCCATGGATAGGGCCAAAAGGTGGTGGATACTTGACGCATTGGACACGTCCTCTCAACTTAGTCAAAACAATGAACCGTCATTACCTTGAAGAACTAGAGGATATGACAGAGGAAATGTCTGAAGTTTATGAGGCAATCAATCACATCCAAAGTACACCGTGGACAGTCAATCCATTCACTTTGGTTGTATTTCAGATGATACATGAACGTGGTTTAAGTGTTGCTGGTCTACCTGCTAGGGAAGATATACCGTTGCCCCCTAGCCCACTTGGTCTGCATCAGAACTCAAAAGAACTGACAGAACAACAGAAAATAAAATTTAAAGCATGGAAAAAGGAAGCCACTGGTGTCCATGAGGAAAACGTAAGGCTTAAATCTAAACGGCTGCAAGCAGCAAAGACAAAAGTTATAGCCGAAAAATTTTCAGAGTATGCCCGTATCTACTTTCCACATACGTTTGATTTTCGAGGGCGTGTTTATCCAGTGCCTATGTATTTAAATCCACAAGGCAACAGTCTGTCTAAAGGGCTGCTGATGTTTGCCGATGGTAAACCTCTTGGCAATGAAGAAGCTGCAGCAGAGTTCCTAATACATGGGGCAAACTGCTTTGGTTTTGATAAGGCATCGATGCAGGAACGAATTGATTGGGTGTCAGAACATCACGATGAAATACTGGCGGCTGCGAACTCTCCTATTGATAATCTTTGGTGGGCTAAAATGGCAGATGACCCATGGTGCTTTTTGGCTTGGTGTAACGAGTACAAAGGCTATGTTGAAAATGGATTGGAGCATGTTTCATACATACCAATTCAAAAGGATGGCTCATGTTCTGGACTTCAGCATTTCTCAGCTGCTTTGCGTGACCCTGTAGGCGCAAGTGCTGTTAACTTAATACCATCTGATGTGCCATCTGACATTTATCAAACTGTTATCGATAAGGTCATACGAAAAGTTCAAGCCGATACGCATACTGATAATGCTGAGATAGCTGCAAAATGGTTACAGTTTGGGATGACTAGAAAGACAGCCAAACGGTGTACGATGACACGAGTTTACGGCTCCACATTATTTTCTGCACGTTCTTTTGTGCAGGAATATATCACTGAAACAACTGAGCGCAGAAAACAAGAAGACAGAAACTACATCAGTCCATTCAAAGGTATAGAATTTGAGGCTGCTGTTTATCTTGCTCGATATGTTTGGGATGCAATTAATGAAACTGTAATAGCTGCGAAAGCTGGAATGGACTATTTGCAAGTATGTGCAAGGCAGCTGGCACAGCAAAACCTTCCCATAATTTGGAGCACTCTGGATGGCTTTCCAGTAATGCAGAACTATCCAAATACCCGTGCTCGTAGAGTCATTTCAAAGTTGGGTGATAAGATAATTCATCTTAGCATACGAGAACCAATACGGAATAAATTGGATAGTCGTAGGCAAGCCAATGGTATTTCTCCGAATTGGACTCACGCAAATGATGGATGTCACCTTAGACTTAGCGTGAACTTAGCAGCCTTTAATGGGGTAACTCACTTTTCCGTTATACATGATAGCTTTGGCTGTCACGCTGCTGATATTCCGATGCTAAATGCATGTATTAGGCAAGCATTTTTAGATTTGTATGAGGATTATGACCCCCTCGCTAACTTTAAATCTCAAACTGAACAGGCGGCAAATATAAATCTACCACCTCTGCCAGATAAAGGTGACCTTGATGTTAAGGTTGTAGTTAACAGCGAGTTTTTCTTTTCTTAAAAGCCTTATGAAAACGGCCTCCTAGCCAAAACATTGCAGTATAGCTAGGAGGTCATTTTCAAATGCAAATCCCCCCTAAAATTCAAACTTTAATAACCCTTGCTGAATATCTTCGGAAGTACGGACAGCCCGTGCCGATTGATGTTCAAAGCAGACTGCTTGCAGCAGGGGTAGACATCAAAAGATACCAATAGGAAATTTAAATGGCAGCACAAAAGAAGATACAAATAGTAACCCCTCGTGCCGTGGCAGTATATCCATGGCTCAATTCTCCAGATACAAAATTTAATGCTGACGGAGAATACAAAGTAACCTTAAAGATTGGGTCAGATAAGGCATCATCTTTAATAGAAAAGATTGATGAAACAATCAGCAGCTATCAAAAAGAGCAAGCTGGCAAAGACCCTAAAGTTGGACGTTATTCAGCCAACCCTCCATATGAAGAAGAGGTCGATGACCAAGGCAATAAAACAGGAAATTACCTTTTTAGATTTAAGCAAAAGGCAAAAATAAATACAAAAGATGGTCGTTCAATCGATATGAAAATCGCTCTGTACGATGCACAGAGAACACCTACTGATGTAATGATTGGTGGTGGCAGTGAGATTAAAGTCGCAGCAACCATTTGGCCTTATGTATTACCTACAACTAAATCTGTAGGCGTATCCCTGAGACCATCAGCCGTACAGATACTGAGCCTTGTGTCAGTTGGCGGCAATAAAATGGCCAGCCTGTTCGAAGACGAAGAAGGTTTTGTAGCAAGCAACGACAATGCTGCACCTTCTGATAACGATGAAGAGGATGTTGATGCGACTGACTTCTAAATTAGGAGGCGGTGCATTAACGAGACAAGACCTTTTACCAAATGCGATAAAACATGGATGGCGGTCAGGCTTAGAGAAAAGTCTGGCCGACTATCTTGATGAACGAAACATCGACTACGAATATGAAGAACATAAACTTGTATATACAGTTCCAGAACGTCAGGCCACGTATACGCCTGACTTCTATGTCATAACACGCACTGGCAAAGTCATCATAATAGAGACTAAGGGTCGCTTCGTAACTGCAGACCGCCAGAAAATGCTCTTGGTTAAAGAGCAACACCCCACCCTCGACATTCGGTTTGTCTTTTCAAATCCCAATTCGAGAATTTCTAAAAAATCAAAGACAACCTACGCAGCATGGTGTGAAAAGCACGGCTTTCCATATGCGGCCAAGGTTGCCCCAGAGGAATGGCTAAATGAATAAAAGCGATGTGAAATATCTCATCGTCCATTGTGCTTACACACCTGAAACTATGGACATCGGAGCAAGTGACATTGACAGATGGCATCGTGAGAAAGGTTGGATGATGATAGGCTATCACAAGGTTATTAAACGTGATGGCACTGTAGAGGATGGCCGTCCACTAAGTAAAAGTGGTGCTCATGTCAGAGGCATGAATAGGACATCAATCGGTATCTGTTTGATTGGCGGTATGAACCGTTCAAAAGATGGCCCCGATTTAAACTACACAGACAAACAGATGAAGTCATTACGCAGTTTGCTTGATGACCTCAAAGAAGATTACCCCAAAGCCAAAGTTCGTGGACACACTGACTTTGACAAAGGTAAAACCTGCCCAAATTTTGATGCAGGTAAATGGTATGAGACCGATGAAATAGTCTCAACCATGTAACTGATGGCTCACCTA